AGCGTTGTCCAATCCTGCACACTCATCACAACGAAATCGATTGCCTCGCCGCCGGCGTTCTTTGCTGCTTGCAGCAATTTCGGAATGAAGGCTGCGCGCGTGAGAATCGCGCCAGCGGTCGCGACCTTGAGGCCCTTCCATGTCGGATACGTCGTGCGTGATAGGCCGCCATACACATCGACGGCAGTGCCGTCGTCGTACGCGTCCAATAATCCAAACATTTGCAGCACGTTTGCGCCGTTCGTACCAAACAACGCTGTCGCGAGCGATGCGAGCGCACTGTTTTTTAGATCGTTCAATTTCAACATGAGGCGACTGGCAACAGCAATCGCATCCTGCGTCACTAGCTGCTCGAGGCCGAAGGACGTGACCGGCGTTGCCAGCGCACACATGTTCCATTCGGCGTTGACCGTCGCAGCAACGTCGGCAGGAATGTTGAATTGACCTGCAGGTCCCATCCAGCTCGATGTGACGTACGCCCCCGTCTGCACCGGCTGGGTGTACGGCGACACACCGCCCGATGCCCTGATGGCATTGCGCAGGAGCAGCGCCAATAACGGATTTTGCTTGTAAATGAGGATGACCACCATCTGAGCAAATACGCGACGGATCGTTGCTTCGAGTTCGAGGCCCACTGGGCCTGACGGAATGATTCCAGCTCCCAAAATGGGCATGTGGCTCTCCTACAGCGCGCAGTCGATCAGATACGGAGGGATCATTCCGCTCCAAATATCTGGGAGGTCCGAGACTCTCTGTCCTCGGCCGTGACGGGCGGTCCACAGCTCCAAATTTTCGGGTCGATTGTCGTGACGGATACCGTTCTTGTGGTGCACGGTTTCATGCGGCAAGAGCTTGCGACCGAGCTTCTGCTCCATGACAGCGCGGTGTTGCGGTTGTCTGTAGCCGCCTCGACCACCGTTCGGTAAAATTACATAGCCGTGCTTGTCGCGGGCTCCGGGGTTCGCTCGCCGCTTCGGGTTTTGCATTTTTGTGTTGCACGAAAGCGAGCAGCACTTCTCTGGCACATACCAACTCCCACTGGAATAGCGCGGCATTATCGGCTCACCGCACTGCTGACACGGTCTGATCGGTAAATCTTCCTTGCGACCCCAGATGTGTGTCATCTCTGCCCTCTGCGTGCTGCATCATCAGCACGAACAGCCGCAAGGAGTTCTTTGCGAGCCCAGCCTTCAGGATCCGCAGCAATTTCCTTGAAGCCCTCTTGGCGGTCGTGATGCCAGTGCGTCGAGTCGAACGTCGGCTCGCTCGCCTTCGGTTCTTTACTGGCGAGATAAACGGCGGCGGCTTCGTAGTCCCCGATGTTCTTTTCCATCATCAGGTCTTCGAGCTTCTTCATCGCCTCGTCAGTGAAACCGAAAGATTTCTGCGTCTCAGCGCGCCGCTCTCTCCAGGCCTCTGTCTCTTGTTTTTGTTTGACAGCAGCCTCAGCGTCCTCCCGCGCCTTCTTCTCGTCATCGAGCCGCTTGGTAACTTTTTGCTCGATGTCGTAGTCCGGAATTTGCAATCGCGGATATTTCTTTTTGATAAGCGCCTTTGCTTCTTGATTGAGGGTCGGATCGTTGTAGATCGACTCGACGAAGTCTGCGACCTGTCGACGACCTTGGAGGAAATTGTATTCCTCGTCTGTGACTTCGCGCGGCATGATCAGGCGCTATTGCTCTTGCCGACGATCGACGGCTGCAAGGGAACGCCACCCTCAGGCTTTGGCACACACTTCGGGATAGCGCCCCACTCGCTGACCTCGCTCTGAGTGTCCACCTGCAGCACGGTGCGCGGTGGTGTCTCAGGCGGTGCGGTGATGGGCGGGTCATAACTACGATTCTGAGCCATGTTACGCTCCTGGCAGTGCCATTGAGGGCATCGGTGCCTGCGCCATCTGCGGCGATGGACCTGCAGGCTGATTCGGGTTTTGCTCCTGACCCTGCGCCGCGCGCTGACCCATGATCTTGGAGAACAGCGCGCGCTGGATCGTGCCGCGCAGCAGGTCCTGTAGTTGCGTTTGCTGCACGCCGGCGGTCGGGCCGCCTTGCGCGAGGTGCTTGCTCAGATCGCGCAGCGCCTTGAGCGCGGCGTTGTAGAGCGGCGTGCCTGCGCCCAGGCTGGGCAGCGCTTGCGTAATCAGATCGACGCCGGATTTCACTTTCATCATCGCGTCGGCCTGATTGCCCGGACCCGGCGCGGAAACCTGCGGCATGTTTCGCTGCTGACTCAGCGCGGCCAGCATCGGGCCGCCGCCAGGAGGAGCAGCGTTAGTTGGATCACCAGCAGGAGGACCAGAAGGAGTTTCTGGCCCGCTGGGATCTGGCATGGTGGGGTCGTCGGCCATCGATGTCCCAAGAGGACGAGCGACGCGTAAACTACCCCTAGATTGTACATCAATGCAACACGAGGCGATGCAATGTGTTACTTCGGCGTACGTCCCCCGCCGCCACCGCCCTTACGCGCTGGCAACCGAAGCACATCGCGGATCAGTTCCTTCTGATCCTGTTCCTGAGCAGCCTTGGCCTGTTCCTTCTTGCGATCCCTGAGCCGCTTGATGATCAGCTCGGCACCGGGCGGATGCAGCATGTGCACGAGGTCCTCGGCGTCGATCGCGCCGGCGCGGGCCAATGCAATAGCGACCTGCCGGTTGTCCTCGGCGAACGCCGGCGACGCCGAGTGGCTGTCGACCATGACCTGAAAATTCTCAGGGAGCTGACTGAGCAAGAACTCCTGGCCGTTGTCGCTCTTGTAGATGAACGCGTCCATCGCCTGCATGATGCGCAGGCCTACATAGCCGGTGTCGGCGAGCTGGCGCTCGATGCGAGCGGCCTGATCAATGAGGCGGGGGGAGGAGGTCCGCACCAGAGTCTGCGCGTGAACGCCAGCTCGCACACCGGGCTCGCCTTGCCCGCTCATGATCGGCGAAAACCCGCTCGCTTCGTCGAACATTTTCCAGATGAACTCTAACTCCTCGAGGTAGTGTTCGGGCGGCGGCTCGAGAAGCTTCTGCGCTTTGGCATTTGGATTCGGATCGGTGATGAACCCGCCTTCTGAAATGATTTTGTAATACATCTCCTCGGTCACTGACGTGAAGCCGCTCAGCACCTGCGGAGCATTCACGTTTCTGTCCCACATGACTTTTAGATCTCTCAATCTTTTATTGAGCAAATCTTGTAGCATTTGGATATCGGCAATGATCGAGCGGCCGAAGTGATAACCGGGTGTCGGCTGCGCCTGCACTTTGATGAACGATGAGCGGCCTGGGATGCGCGACAGATTGCGCCGCGTGTTCTCGCCTTCGATGACGATGTCCGGATAGACGACCTGCAGCGTGGTCCAGTCGCCGGCGCGATCGCGGTCCTTCACCCACAGCTCACAGAAGCGCACCGTGCGCGAGATCTTGCGCTGTGGTCGATACGGCGTCGGCACCGGAAAGACATTCACGATCCCCGCCGCCTGCGTGTTGCCTGCTTGCGATTGCGCATCCGCCGGATTGCCGAGCGGTTGCAACCCTCCCACCACCATTTGATGAAAATAAGTGGGCAACTCTTCGTCTTTTTCATTTGGTCGCGCCTCGGCAATGCGCGCGATGATCGAATCAGCGTGCGGGTGTTCAGCGTCCTCGAGCCACGAGCGCAGACGCGATAACGTCGGATAAGAGATGTGACAGAACGCTTCTTGCTCCTCGAGATCTTGCACCGTTTCGCTGAGCACGCCCATGTTCTGCGGGTGCACTGGTGCGAGCTTGAACGTTTGATTGTCTGACGGGCGCGCTTTCAGATAGTGACAGCCGTTGATCAGGCTGTGCGTTAAGGTTTCAGCAAACACGACATCGGCATCAACAATACGGAAGTCTGCCGAGAGCTTTTCGCCGATGAGCTGCGCGCGCTCGAGCACTTTCTCATCCTCGCCCGAGTCAAAGACCACCTGAAATCGCACGTCGGTGGGCTGCATCAAGAAGCCGCTGAGCTTGTCGACGAACGATTTTGTTTTGTTGTAGATCGCCGCTCTCTGGTCGTACGAGCCTTGGTAGTAGTACTGCATCGCGCGGGTGTAGATCATGCCGCGATCGGACGCACTCGACATGCATTCGTCGATCGTCTCGCGCGCCCACTCCTCGAGGTCGGTGACTTTTTTGGGAATCTTGAGCGTCATTACCAGACCTTGATGGCGTTCTTTTTGCTGTTGGCGATGAGGTCGGGCTGCGTGCCGGCCTTGAGCGCTGAGTGCAGCACGTCGAGGCCTGAGCCGTACTTGAGGCGTGTCTGACGGCCGAGCGCGATCGCTGTCTCGAGCGCCTCCTGGCCGATCCTCATCGTGGTGGAGGTCGGGCCCGCCCACTGCGAGGCGGTAGGCGGCGGGGCGTCCTTGTAACGGACCTTCGGTGTCTCGCCCTCTCGGGCAACCGCATTGAAATCAGCGACGCCGTAGTCCTGGCTCGCGATCTCCTGCGCGATAGCCACTGCCTTCGAGCGGTTCGAGCCGCCGATAGCGACCGGCTTGAACTGCTGCTGCATGCTTTGCTCGAGATCGAAGGCGTTGCACCTCGGGCAGACTGGCGGTGGAGCGTCCCAGTCGGCCGAATCTAAAACGACGTCCGTAAGGTACCCGCATTCCGGACACCCATATGTTCTGATGATTGGCATCGTCTAACTCCGTAAAGGCGGCAGCGCCCAGCCGTAGGACCGCCATCCACGTCTATTAGACGCTGCCGCCACCTGCCGAGAGGAGGTTGGTTCCCGGCCGGATCAGAAACGTTCTTGTCGACGCTGCGCCTTCTGATTGATTTTGCGAACGTGTTCTGAGAAAGCGAAGCTCAACATCGTCCCAGGATCCTGTGGCGGTCGCTCGCCTTTCACGCTTTCCCACGTGACATTGCGAGCTATCAGTCCGGGACGTCTCCATTCAGTCCACGCATGATGCGCTAAAACCGTCGCCGACACCAAATCGTCGTTCTCGCCGGTATCTGCGCCTGCACCCAAATTGCCTTCGTCTTCCACGACTGCTTGAAGCTGCTGCACGAGCTTGAGCGACCGTATCTCCAATCTGCGCAGCATCAATGAGTCGCGCAGTTCAGAAAAGGTCTGCCGTTTGTTATCGAAATTTGTTTTCCAGGCGATGACGTTTCCTGCGCCGCCCATCGTGTCGGGACGCTTGTATAGAAACCACCGCACACTCCCGATCATGTTCAGGATGTGGTTGACGTTCGGCTCGGCCTGCAGGATGCCGCGCTCAGCGAGCTGCCGCAGATTGCGCACCTCGGGCAAGATCGCCGCGCCGACCCCGGTCACCTCGAGATTGGCGAGATGATCGCGATAGGCCCCCGCCATATGCGCGAGTACCCACGCGATCTGATAGGTGAGCGGTCTGTTAGTCCTAAACTCAGCGACCTGAACAAGCCGATCGCTGTAACATCTGAATACTTCGATCGCGTGATCGTTTGCATCGCCACCCCCACCGCCGCTTGGATCGATGCCGATAACATACACCCCTTGCGGGTCTGGTGGCTCCCACACTTTCAGGTCGGCGAGATCGGGGTCAGTAGTCTGCTCAATTCGGCTTGCAAGAAAGCGCTCCTCGAAAGCATAGCGATAGCCCTTGTACGGAGGGCCGGCGGCCAATGACTCACCGATTTCAAGAGTGCGTTGTGCTGGGAAAAAATGACTTCCTGAAGCGATAAAACACTCTGTCTCCGTCCATGGATAATGACGAAACATGTACTCTTCTTGCCGGTACTCGGACTCGCGTCGCCACCATGCGATCTGCTCGGGTCGCACAGTGACGCCGTACTCGCGTTTGACATAACGTGCTCGCTGGATCTCTTCGGGCGTGAGCGATCCATCCCAATAGGTCTTGTAGTCTTCGTCGTCTTTCGGGATTGCGTATGTAGGGTTCGACCAGAAACCGCAGAATATAAAACGCATGTGACGGTCTTGTTTCGCCCGCATGCAATGGTGGTACCACCAATTGAATCCGTTCGCGATGCTCTCCCAAATATACAAGCGATGCGGATTGATTTGTGCGAGCGAGGCTTTCAGACTTTCGACACCGGCGAGCGATTTCCACGTTCCGCATTCGGTGGCATGCAAGCAGTTGATTGCTCGCGAAGCACCGAGGTCCGGGTTAGTGCCAGCAGCCAGAAGGTCAACCGTCGAGCGATTCGCAAATACGAGCCCGTTACGATTGTTGGTAATGATCCTGTGCTCTGGCCCCCGCCACTGGTCAGGCAATGTTTCCAGTAGCGCCGCGAAAATCCGACGTATGCGTTCCAGATTATCCGTTCTATCAGCGATGATCGCGGCTTGTAGACCAGGGTTGGCGAGCGCCCAGAACAGCTCGATAACGGAGACGACTGTGGTGATGGCGACTTGCCTGCACTTGAGGACGCAAAACTCATGAACATCGTCCTGCAGGCCTTGAGACACAGCGTCGAGGACGAGGCGCTGTGACATCCACGGTTCGACGTGCGTCCTCCCGTGTTCTTTTGTATCGATCTCAACGCTGGCCAGGAGGCTGTACAGGCCCTCCCGTATGCTGGCTGGCACCGGCAGCTCCCTTGGGCGGATCCGGGGCGTCTTTGTAAATCACCCCGAAGGCCTCGGACAAGAGCTGCAGCCACTTCTGGCGTTCCTGCGGTGGCCACACTGCGTGCGCTTGCGGTAGATGCCCGAGCAGCGCGCGCACAAGCGGATCGAGTCTGCGGCGGTTCACGTCATTGTCTCCGTCTTCGTCATCACTCCCGAGGCTGGGGGTCGGTCGTTTCACCATGGCGTTCCTCCTCTCTGATTGCCGGGACCCGGCGGAAGTACGGATTGAGTTGAGCTTGCGGATTGCCGAGGCGCTGTGGCGGTGCGGTGCTCTGAAAGAGCTTATCGCCCTGGCGGCGCTTATGCGTGCTGTTGAGAAAGACCCAGCTCGCATCGGTCGATGTCACAGTGCGCGGCTCTGCCTCGGTTGGTATGCCCGCGTCGAGCTGGGTGGGATCGCCGGCTAGACGCGGCGGAAACATATTCTGGTTGATCTGCTGCAGCGTCTGCAGAACCAAGCCGAGCGTGGCGTCGATCGCCTCGAGCCGCTCGGCGATCCTCTGCATCGGGTCGTATGGATCTGTCGTTGTCATGGCTTACTCGGTAGCGGTTGCGGGACGAGTACCTTGCCGATCCCTGGATAATCGATGATCACGAACGCTGGAGCGGCAATCGGGTGTACTGGTTGCCCACCTGATGGTGGAGCAATAATCACCGGCGGCGAACCCGGAGGTGGCACCGTGACATTGGGCGGCGGTGGCTCCGGAATAACGATCGGATGAGTAGGTACGCCGGGTATGCCGGGTTGCGGTGGCGGAATAATCGGCCCGCCGCCGATACCAAGCTCGGTGTACGAGGCCTCGCCGATGAAAACCACACGCTGAGTCGTGCGTCCGTAGAGATCGTACAGAACGCCGTTGAACGTCATCGGAATTGCTGCCATTTAAAATTCTCCTGTGTTAAATGTGGAATTGCCTACCCCCCGTAGGCGTTGAGAGCAGCGAGGAAGCGTCGCCACCCATCCCCCTCACCCCCCGATGGCGGCGCTTCCTTCATCTCATTTCTTTTTCTTCTAGACGCCTTTCGTATTCCTCTTCAGGATCAGGGTCCTCCAACGGCATCACCTCCTATCGAACTGAGCTAGAACCTTGCGCAGGAGCTTCTCGCCCTT